TGTGTTGGTGAGTTGAATACTGGTGCTGTCAGCGATCCAAAGTTGGGAAAGCCAAGATCCACACCAACGGCTGCGCCGCCGTTGCCGGAACCGGTACTTGATTTTTGTATTTTTAGAGGACGACCCATGTTTTTTTCTCCTTAAAGAAGTCCGATGCGAGTTCTAGTCGCTACGCTGTGGGTATTAATCTCAGCATAAAACACCTGATTGTGTTGACAAGTATTTAGCGAAAATATAAAATAACACAAGACCCTGCTTAAATAATCCCATGAACTCCACAGAACTAATTGAAGCTGGCAACCAGCACCGTGCCCGTCATGCTCCAGAACAGGCCTTGCAGTGCTATGCTCAGGCCTTTGTGCAAGATCCTGAATGTGCTGCGGCCTTCAACAACTATGGCAATGTGCAACGTGAAATGGGCCACCCCGACCGTGCTGTGCCTTTTTTGCAACATGCTGCCACTCTGGATCCTGCCAACATCACTGCTAGATTCAATCTGGCTGTGTGTTATCTGTTGCAGGGCAATTATGCTCAGGGCTGGCCTGCCTACGAAAGTCGCTGGGACTACGAACACTTGGCTGGCACTGAACCCAAATACTCACAGCCTAGATGGCGTGGTGAAGATCTACGGGGCAAGACCATTCTTGTGGTGGGCGAACAAGGACACGGTGATTGCATACAGTTTGTGCGCTTTGTGTACAACCTGCATGAACAGGGCGCCGGAGTCAAGCTACAGGTCACAGATGGTTTAATTCCGCTACTGAGTTCCAGTAACATTATTCAACAGGTCACGGGTTATGCTCAGGACCCAGGCGAGTTTGACTACTGGGTTCCCATCATGAGTATTCCGGGCATCTTGGGTATCACTGTGGAGAATCTGCCCCGAATACAAAGTTACATGAGTGCTGACCCTGCGTTGCATGCTGCCTGGCTTGAACGTCTAGGGCCAAAACGCAGAATGAGAGTGGGGATTTCATGGAGTGGTCGTAGAGACGCCTGGTTGAATCAGCACAAGGGTGTGCCATTTGAAACTGTGCTTGACATGATTCGCAGCGCACCTGAATACGAATGGATCAATCTGCAGATTGATGCTACTGATGACGAAGAACGTGCTCTAGCCGATGCCGGAGTCACACGCTATCCCGGCAGCATCCGCAGCTTTGCTGACACCGCAGCCCTGATCATGTGTGCAGATGTGGTGGTCAGTGTTGACACTGCTATAACACATCTAGCAGGTAGCTTGGGTAGACCAGTCTGGGTCATGTTGAATCAGTACAGTACCGACTGGCGTTGGTTGCTGAATCGTGATTCAAGTCCATGGTATAGCACCGCTAGACTGTTTCGACAGCCTGTTCGCGGTGACTGGGCGAGTGTTACTCGGAAGATCACACAGTATCTAGGCTGGTTCAAAGTTTAGACACTGAGTCAGCACTTAATTAAAATTTTCCCAGGCATTGGATATTCCATTATAGCCGCGGAATTTACCTGTGATAGTGTTGTAATACACAAGTCCAGCAACGCCAATTGGATCAGCTGATAGTCCAGTCAAACGCATGGTCGATGTTGATGTTGTGTTAACTGCGGTAATATTTCCTGCATTAACAATATTGCTACTGCTTAAATTAAGATTGTCTCCTGATGGAATTTCTTCAATTTGATTGCTGGTGGCGTTAATAATTAGTGGAAATCTATCCGTCATGCTATACTTATATGGATAAAGAAAAAGCGCCCTGCGGCGCTTTCATGAACTTCCCATCCCCGGGTTGTTATCGTGTATTTATGTTTCGACAGTTGGCGCCGTGCCTGTGGAACCATCCTGTAGCTATGTGTCTGTCACAGTGAGCACAGTAGAGTTTGGTTCTTTTTAGTCCGGTTTGTTTGGCCACTGTTTTAGCAATGGCTTCTGCGCTTCTTTTTGTTGGGTTAGCTGCCTTGGTGGCACGAATCTTTGCTTTCTGTTCTTCACTCATTGGCATACCTTTATTGATCGGAACTTTTCCTTTGTTGGCCTCTCCTATCTTGGCTGCTCGTTCAGGTGTGCAACCTTTACCAAACATACCATTTTTTTCACCTCTATGCGCTGCTGCATTTTTTTGACGATGTTCTTCTGTTGCAACCTTTCCTTTGTTTTTTCCAAGATTGCTTAATCTAATTTTTTCTTTGTGTTCTTTACTTTTGGGTTTGTCTTTGTGGAAGTCACTAATCTTTTTATTTGACTCTTCAGTAGGAATGATATAACCTGCTACATTTTGATTAAGCCAGCGATTATCTTGTAATACTTTACAACGGTGTAACACACGAGTTTCCCACGCAACTGCTGCTTCCTTGGTATCAAATGTTTTTCGTATTTCTACATCAAAACTATCTACTCCAGTTTCCTCTATCAGTTTCTGAACACCAGGGCTACTTGTAAAATAGTGTTTCCATAGGTCGTTGTGTGGTTCTACTTTGTTTGCAGAACGGAATCCATAATAGACTTTGCCAGTGGGCCGATGCTTGATTAGATAGGTATAAGGTTGCATATTATTATTTAGTTTGTGATAGCAATTTCACTAAATAATAGTAACATATCCTAAAAGAAAAGTCAACAAAAAAGGGCCTTGCGGCCCTTTTTTTGAGTTCCTTTTGGACAATCTCTGATTAAGAGAATGACAAATTGGATACGGCTATCTCCCCTACATAATCTCCAGCATTGCCGAATGAAGATGCAGTGTTGGTCAATTCTATGTAACCATAACGAGTCATGAATGACACGACTGGTTCGAATGTTGTTGGATCAAGAACAACACCAGAGCTCATCAACGGAATGTATGGGCAGTAGAACGCAGGTGCGTCAGCTTCCGAACTTCCTTTGTAACCAACCAACACAGGAGTTGTGTCACTTGCATAACTGTCAACAAACACACGCATTGCGCCGTTCAGGGTACCAACAAACTTGGTGTTTGTAGGTGCTTCGAATGTGCCTTCTGTGGTACGTGCAAACGCACTAGTTGTAGCTGATTGCAACACTGTGAGTGCAGCACTGCTAACAACAGCGTAGTTACCTGCGCCACGACGAGTGCGTTGAGCGATCAAGTTGGCCACACGGTTGATCAAAACAGCCAGGGCGGCGTGTTCGTCACCAACGAATGTAGCTGTACCAGATACAGTAGCTTGGTTGTATGTGAACTCAGTAGCAGCAAGGCTACGCAGGCTCAACAAGATTTCTTGGTCAATCTCAGCTGTGATCTCTTGTGCAAGAGCAGCCATGATTTCAGCTTCTACGTCAATACCGTGCATGGCTTGAGCATCTTGTGCAGATTCAAAAGTCCAACGAGCTTGCAACTTGCGTGTACGAGCTTCAACAGCTTGTTTCAAGATCTGAACAGAAATTTGCTTACCGCCGGTACCTTCCATGGTAGCTGTTTGGCCGCCAGTGTAGTTGGTAGCTGTGGCTGTAGCGCCTGGTACTGTGGAGTACGCAGTAGCGATCTTGAATGGGCTCAGGGCTTCTTCACCAGCTGTTACAGAGGTAGCGGCTGCGGAAGTGTCTGTCAGGCTCTGGGCATAACGCACACGCAGGGTGTGGATCTGACCAACTGGGCCTGTCATGGGCTGAACGCCAACCAATTCGTTAGCGATAACGGTTGGCATAACACGACGGATAACAGGAAGAATCACACGGTTTAGTGTAGCGATGTTACCTGCTGCGGTTGAACCTGCGGAAGCGTTTTCCTTCAAGTACTTACGGGTGTTTTCAAGGATAACACCCATGCTGTTGCGCTTGGAACCGTTCAAACCTTCAAGCAATGCTTCTTTGGTTTCGCCCCAGCGACTTTCTAATAGTTCTTGTGACATTTAAGTCTCCTTTAAATTATTTTAACCCTGCCAGGCGCTTGAGGTTGAACACATTGCTGCGGTCTTCCTGCTGACTACTTGGAACAGATTTATCCCCAGTGGATACGGATACCGATTCTGTGATCACTTTGGCGGCTTTCACGGAGCGGTCTTCCAACACTGCTGGTAGATACTTTTCGAAGGCGTTTT